AATAGGAGAAAAATGGCAACTACTACCAATTACGGCTGGACTACTCCAGACGATACAGCTTTAGTCAAGGATGGCGCATCAGCCATTAGAACACTTGGATCATCTGTTGATACCACTACAAAAAATCTAAACCCTTCCACAACTCTCGGCGATATTGAATATCGTTCATCAACCTCAAATGTTAATACAAGACTTGGGATTGGTTCAACTGGAAATGTATTAACTGTTGCTGGTGGTGTGCCAACTTGGGCTGCACCCGCTGGTGGTGGCAAGGTGTTGCAGGTTGTAAGTGCAACAACAACAACATTAACAACCATAAATACAGGCACATTTACAGATACAGGATTAACCGCAAGCATTACACCCACATCAAACACTAGTAAAATTTTGGTTTTAGTTTCACAAAGGTATCAAGTTGCAGGTGGAGATGATGCTGGTATAAATTGGAGATTACTTAGGGGTGCAACTGCTATCGGTACAACTAGCGGAACAGGTAGTCAGTATCAATACATAAGGGCGCAGGGTGTTCCATCATTCAACAGTTATTTGTATGCAAACCATAGTTTTTTAGATAGCCCTGCAACAACAAGTTCTACAACCTACAAAACACAAGGCTCTGGATCTACAAGTATTGCATTTCAAACTGATACAGGACTTTCATCAATCATCTTAATGGAAATAGGTGCATAATGGATTATTTAGTAGCAGCGATTAAAAAATTAAAACCAAATGCACAATTCTCATTTACCGATAATGATTACAGCACAATCAAATGGGATGTTTTAGAAGGAGAAGCACCAACTCAAGCCGAAATTGATGATGCAATTAAACAAGTAAAAGCACAAGAAAAATCAGAAACATCAGCAAAACAAAAAGCCAAAACAGCAGCACAGGCAAAACTTGCAGCACTTGGTTTAACTGTTGAGGATTTGACGGCTTTAGGCTTGTAATGAAGCCTTACCTATCTAAAGCAGCTGTTCAATTAAGGGAACAAATTGATGATTGCTTCCCAGAGCGTTTGCGTAAATCTGATGGGTGGATTGGTGATGCTAGACATAGCACACGAAAAAGCGACCACAATCCAGATGCAACAGGATGTGTGCGAGCAATTGATATTGACGCTCGGCTTTCTGACGACAAAGGGCTTTCGGCATATCTGGCAGATCAAATTCGATCATTCGGGAAATCCAATGGTCGCATCAGTTATGTAATCCATCAAAGTCGTATTGCATCCCCATTGCTCGGATGGCGTTGGAGATCGTATAAAGGAAATCCACACTTGCATCATATTCATATCAGCTTCAAAAAAGATCAAGATAACAATTCAGAGTTCTTTAACATCCCACTACTAGGAGGCAACGCATGAAACTATCAAACAAACACAAGGCTGCAATTAAATCTTATTTAAGAGCTGTGGCTGCTTCCGGCATAACTGTCCTTTTAGCAATTGTTGCTGACATTCGACCAGAGTTTGCAATCTTGGCTGGTGCGTTGGTTGCACCTATCGCAAAAGCATTAGATCCAAAGTCTGGCAAAGAGGCTGATTATGGAATTAATGCGAAATGACCGCAAACGAAATAATTGGTATAGGCGTTGGCGTATGCGCCATATCTACAAGTTTGTTAGTGGGAGTTCGCTTTCTTATTAAGTCTTACTTGAATGAGTTGAAACCAAACGGAGGCTCATCAATTAAGGATCAGATTAATCGACTTGAACAGCGTGTCGATGATCTATTTGCTTTAATGTCTAAGCGATAATTTTATTTATGGCGAACACACGCAAACCCATCAAACGCAAAAAGATCAATAAGCGTATCGTTCGCCAAACTCCTGAGCCATTAAACAAAATAGATCAGCATTACATGGCTTTGCATGAATGTTATAAAGCAGCTCGTAAAGCAGGATTTACACCAGAGCATGCATTCTGGTTGATGACCGAGCATAAGACTTTCCCTGATTGGATCGTGGGCGATGGCGGGATTATTCCTTCCATAGATCCAACTGACGATGAGGATGACGATTAAGCGATACTTAGTAATAAGTGATTTGCAAATTCCTTACCATCATGAAACAGCCGTCAAGAATGTTATTAAATTGGCGAAGCGTGAAAGATTTGACAGCGTTTTATGCGTTGGCGATGAGATCGACTTTCAAACCATTAGCCGTTGGGCTGAGAAAACACCTTTGGCTTATCAACAAACTTTGGATGATGACCGCACAGCTACTCAAGAAATTCTTTGGGCTCTCACAGAGCACAGCCGAGAGGCTCATATTATCCGCAGTAATCATACTGATCGCCTATATAACACTTTGTTAAAAGTTCCGGGAATGATCTCACTTCCCGAATTGCAGTATGCCAAGTTTATGGATTTCGAATCTATGGGCATTACATTCCACAAAACATTCTTTGAATTTGAAAAAGGCTGGATCTTGGCTCATGGCGATGAAGGCAACATGAATCCCAACGCTGGACAGACTGCACTCAATCTAGCCAAAAAGGCTGGTAAGAGCGTGGTTTGTGGTCATACCCATAGACTAGGTATGTCAGCCTACTCAGAGGGGCTCTATGGGGCTTACAGACCCCTTTATGGGGTTGAAACAGGCAACCTTATGAACAGGGCAAAAGCATCTTATACAAAGGGCTTGGCTAACTGGCAAATGGGCATAGTAATTATGGACTGGGATGGCAAGAATATGAATGTGCAGATGATACCAATTAACAAAGACGGAAGTTTTACAGCTCTTGGAAAGTCTTATGGGGCGTGAAACAGACTATATCGAACGCACGATTGATGACCATATCGATGATGTTGAGGATATTGGCGTTATCTAATCGTTATAAAACACGCCGAAAGTAATTAACACAGCCTCCTTGATCTAGGTCATACTTTATGTATCCACAACCGATGTGGATATGTAAGGGAGCAACATGACCGCAAAAGATGACATGCTACAACTGGCTTGGATATTTATGGGCTTGGGTATAGGCGCATGGATTATTCATGAAATCAAAGACACCGCATTCCAAAATGGATATTGGAAAGGTCGGGCGCATGGGTGGGATTCTCATAGACGATTGATGAACACCAAAACTAAGTCTGATGAAGTATTTGACTATGACAAAAACTGAGCAACTGCTTGATGATGTCATTACTACGATCCAACAGCGTGGAAGTGTCTATGGACATCCATACTATAACCACAAACGAATTGCAGGTCTTTGGTCTGCATATCTGGATTTCCCAATCACACCACACCAAGCTGCATTGTGCATGGCACTTGTCAAGGTTTCTCGGCTTAGTGAAACCCCAGATCATTACGACAGTATCAAAGACTTCATTGCCTATGGGGCTGTATATAACACAGTCCTTGAAGCAGTCAAAGATGACCAATTTGAATGGGGTGATAAGTAATGGCATTTAATCTTGAGGATTATGAGGATGTGGCTACATTGAACAAATGGTTCATAAGTAATTTCCCTTCCGGTCGATCTGATATATCAGTTATTAGCCATGATGCTGAAAAAGGTTATATCTTGGTGCAAGCAACTCTTTGGCGAGATAGCAAAGATGAGCAACCATGTGTTTCCAATATAGCCTTTGGATCAAGGGATACATATATCCAAAATATGAAGAAATTTTATGTTGAGGATACAGCTACAAGTTCATTAGGTAGAGCAATTATTCTGCTTAAAGGATCTGACAAAACTGCAACTAAAGATGACATGAAAAAGGTTGAATCCAATCCATCATTCAAAGACAAATTGGAGAGCCGACAAAACATGTATGGCAAGGCTGGATCTAAGTCAGCACAAATTGAAACAATCCTGAGAGATAGTTTTGAAGCTGATAAACCTAAAGATCCGGTTGCGTGGTCTGTTGGTGATGTTGTGGATCAAATAGCAGCATCAATTCCTAATGAGCCACCTGCATGTCAGCATGGGCATATTCTAAAAGAGGGAATCTCTAAAGGAGGCAAGCCATATTATGGATATGTATGCAAAGCAAAAGCATGTGAACCTAAATGGGCAAAACTTACAGCTAATGGAAAATGGTATTTTGAAGGAGGTGAATAAATGGGTGAATTACAAATCATTGACGGCTCTGGTCTAACTGCAACTTTTACAGATGATGGAGTTAAGGTAGAGCCATCAACAATCAAATGCGACACTTGCAATGATGACAGATTACTTCATGAGGGCGATCTGCTTCGATGCTATGTGTGCCACACGATCAACAGAATTCCTTATCCGGTAAATAGGAATTTGAATGCCTAATTACGAATACGAATGTGATCGAGAGGGATTGAGTATTGTATTGCAACTTCCAATGAAGCACGAAATTCCTCTTTGTCAAGGATGTGGCTTTGAATTAATTCGTGTCTATACAGCTGTGCCAGCAATCTTTAAGGGAACTGGATGGGCTGGTAAAGGTGGTTAAATTCAAATGTAATGGATGCTCTGGCAACACCGAATTTATTTGGCTTGAGGGTTATTCAACAGCTCATGGATTTAGGGTTTATCAATGCCTCAGATGCAATTGCATTGGAACAAAGAATCTAGCAGAAGCGACTGACACTCAAGAGCCTGTCATTAGATGCACTAAATGTGGGTCTTGGATGTTCGTAGATCAGGAGTGCCATACATGTGCGCTAATCATGACGAAATGACACACACCATCAATTGGACTTATCAAAACAAGCTGCGTGAGCAATGGCTACTTGATAACCCAGATGCTCAATACATAGGATGGATGTCGATATGAGGGTTTTGTTAGCCTGTGAGGAAAGCCAAATAGTTGCTAAAGAATTTAGGCTTTTAGGTCATGAGGCTTATTCGTGCGACATATTGCCTACATCTGGAAATAATCCAGAATGGCATATTCAAGGTGATGTCATAAAACACTTAAATGATAGTTGGGATATGATAATTGGCTTTCCGCCTTGCACTTACATGACCAATGGTGGAGCTGTAAGAATGTATCCTAAAAAAGGTGAGATTGATCCGGAACGCTTTCAAAAGGCAATGAAGGCTAAAGCCTTATTTATGGCTATCTACAACGCTCCAGCAAAACATATTGCTATAGAAAATCCTTTACCAATGAAGGTAATCGGATTGCCTGAGAGAAGCCAATTGATTCATCCGTATCAGTTTGGTGATCCATATTCTAAGAAAACCTGTCTATGGCTTAAGAACTTATCAAATCTAGTGCCTACAAATGTTCTAACTGAATATCAACCTTTTATTAATGGTGGAGGTGGTCGATTGAATCGAGCGCATTACAAGAATAAGAAGTTTGCAGGAGGATCAATAGCAAGATCTAAGACATTTCCGGGAATTGCAAAAGCAATGGCTTTACAATGGGCAGCATGACTTGCCGTCTGACCTGCGGTTATGGTGATGGATTAGGAATCGTATGATACCCTTAAACGCAAATTCGCTTTCAGAGCGAAAGGGCGATCTGCGCAGCAGAAAGATCGCAAGGTTTGGTTTGGTGATACCTCTGTTCATAGCCTTAAACATAGGCTTATTAAAAGATGATTCCGTTGCTTCATTAGATAAAACAAATCATTACAGACAATGGGCTTTTATGCAGTTAAACAACTTAGATCAATTTTATTGTTTAGATGAATTGAATTACAAAGAATCAAGATGGAATCCAAAGGCTAAGAATGGTAGTCATTATGGTATTCCACAAGGTAGATCTAAATGGCTTGCATCAGTTGATGGATACAAACAGATTGATTGGCAATTGAAATACATAAAGAAGCGATACGATAATCCTTGCAATGCATTACAACATCACAAGATTAAGGGATGGTATTGAGTAAGTCAGCTCTAAGATCTACCGGTTCAACAAGACATTGGAGATCTATTAGAAGTAGGGTGTTAAGGCGTGATGGGTTCATCTGCCAATACTGTAATCAAGAGGCTACAACTGTGGATCATGTGATACCAAGAAGATTAGGTGGTCTTGATAGTGATGATAATTTAGTTGCATCCTGCACTAGATGTAATTTAAGCAAGGGTGGGCGGTTTTTTGTGAGCAAGAGGACACCACCGACCCCCCGTTCCTTTTCTAACCCACAAAACACCTCGATCG